AATCAATTTAAAGGTAATCCATTTGCGAAACCTGAGGAACTTGCGAAGTCATTAAATGTAGATGTTGAAAAAATAAATAATGAAATAACCTGGTTAAAAGAAAAAAAACTAGGTAGCTTTTTAGATGGGATATTTACACCAACCGAAAAAGGACTAGATAAAGATACTGAAGATTACGATACTGAAATTTATACAGTTTATAAATACGATAAAAGACCTGATGTAAGTGGTCCAAAAAGATTACCAACAACAAGGGAGTTCTGTTTACAAATGATGATTGAAACAAGTGGTCGAGAAACTGTTGATGGAAAAAATGTAGCACGAAGATTAACCTACGAACAAATAGATGCTTTCACTAACGAGTTTGGAGAATCAGCTTGGGATTTTAGGGGAGGATTTTATAATGATGGAACTGAAACAACTCCTTGGTGCCGCCATATTTGGGTAGGTGAAACTAGGGTAAAACGTAAAAAGAAATAACATGGCAACACTTTGGATAGGACAAGATTATTTAATTAGACATTCGGTTATTGACGATAATACTGAATACGATAAGATAACACCAGTTATTGAATTGGTACAAGATAAATACATACTTCCTTTATTGGGAACGAGTTTATATAATACGATTGAAACTCACATCTTAGCTTATATAAATTCATCAACTACTATTCCAGCAGCTTACAAAACAATAATAGATAACTACATTTTAAAAATGATGGTTCATTATATTATGTATGAAAGTTCACCAACGTTTAAATTCCGATATGCTAACAAAGGCATAATGACAAATAGCAGTGATAACGGGCAACCAATACCAACTAACGACATGGAATATTTAATGAATATTTGGAAAACAAATGGCGAGATGTACGGAGATAGAATGATAAAATATTTAAACTATAATAACTCTACTTACCCAACTTACAATACTAATACAGGAGCGGATATATTCCCTGAGCGTAATGCTTACGATGTGGATATTTATTTAGGCACTAAAATTTTAGGTAAAAAAGATTATAGTAATATTCAAGATAACCGAGATAATCCAGTATGGCAATAAGAAAAAAAACAAAGAGTGAAATTAAAAAGTACATTAAAAAAAATAAGAAAAAGATAGATGCTTACATTAAACAAATTGGTAATTGCGATAGAAAGTTATGCCACTGCTCACAAGCAAATTAATAGCTGGTTCTTTGGCGATCCTTGGGATGAATTAAATGGAGGGCAATCTATTCATTATCCTATGTTATTTGGTACTTTGCAACCTAATAGAATAAGTGGAACGAGTGATGTAACTGTTATTAGATTTTATATTTGTGATAAAAGCAAGAAGGGATTAAGAAATCAACTTGAGGTGTTATCGGACTGCAAACAAATATGTTTAGATACTTTAATTTATTTTATGCAGTATGATTTTAGCGAACTAATAAAGATAAATAGTGAGGTAACTTTAACTGATTTTGTAGATGCTTTTAACGATGAGGTTGCGGGGTGGTATTTTGATATAGAATTTAGTGCAATATTTGAGTGGGATGCATGTAGTATTCCGATAACAAATCCAACAGTTCAATAATTAATAATTTAAAAATATAAATAAAATGGTAAGTAAAAGAACAATAACAAGACCTGCAAACACTACAGCTTATTCAATAGGCGATGTATTGTCAGGCGATACAATAGTAATTCCGATAGCAATAGATGCTGATTTAGGTAATTCAGTAATTGTAAATAGTTCAATAATAAGTTCTAATCCAGCTTCAACACCTTCTTTGACTTTGAATTTTTATTCAGAATCATTTACAGTTGCTGCGGATAATGCTGCTTTCGTTCCGACTGCTGCAAATCAAAAGAACTTTTTAGGTAAGATAAAACACACTAACTGGGCGGCAACAACTAATGAGAAAACATCGACTAATGATATTAGCAAACCGATTTGTGTAGTACCTACATTAAGTGCTGCTCACATATTTTGTGTAGTAACTTTAGAAAGTACATATACACCAACAAGTGCTGAACAAATTACAATCGTTTTAAACATAGTTCAATAATGAAAATCAGTAAGTTTAATAGTTTTTATTATCAAGGTTCGGCAGCAGTTTTTACAGTTGCTACAGGTGGAACTATTACTACCGATGGTGATTATAAGATTCATACTTTTAATTCAAGTACTAATTTTGTAGTTAGCCAATTAGGAACTGCTCCTAATGATGTAGTTGAGTATTTAGTTGTTGCTGGTGGTGGTGGAGGTGGTGGTAATGATATGAGTGCTGGTTCTGGATGTGGTGGTGGTGGTGCAGGTGGATATTTAACTAATATAGGATTGGCTATAACTGTTCAAACTTATGCAGTTGTTGTTGGTAGCGGTGGAACTGGCCTTTCAAATGGAAATAACACTTCATTTAATTCAATAATATCTACTGGTGGAGGTGCAGGTAAACTTCCTTCAAACTTAGCAAGTAGTGGAGGTTCAGGTGCTGGAGGTAGTTATATAACAGGATATATGACTGGTGGTCTTGGTGTTGTAGGACAAGGTAATAACGGTGGTCTTGGTGGAATAAATGCTAATTACGGAACAGGTGGAGGTGGCGGTGCTGGTGCAGTTGGTGGCAACGCAACAGGAACTGGAACTGCTGGAATAGCAGGTAATGGTGGTATTGGTTTAAGTAATTCAATAAGTGGAACGCCTATTTTTTATGCAGGTGGTGGTGGCGGAAGTTCTTATTATGGTTCTACTGCAGCAACAGGTGCATCTGGTGGAGGTAATGGGGGTCTTGGTGTTGCTGTTATTTTAGGAACTAATGGAACTGCAAATACAGGTGGTGGTAGTGGTGGAAATAAATATTTACAATCAGGATTAAGTGGTGGCTCTGGAATAGTAATAATAAAATATAAATTTCAATAATGGCAAATTTTGCATTAATAAAAAATAACATTGTAATAGCTGTAATCGTAATTGATAATGAAGTTATTACTAACAATGGAATTGAAGTTGAACAATTAGGAGTTGATTTTATAGATTCTTTAAATATTAAAAGTATTTATGATTACGATTTGATAAAACAAACATCTTATAATTCTAACTTTAGAAATACTTATGCTGGAATAGGATTTACTTATGATAGTGTAAATGATGTTTTTATTTCACCTAAGCCATACGAAGATTGGATTTTAGTAAACTATAAATGGGAAGCACCAATACCTTATCCTAGTGATAACAAAATGTATTCGTGGAATAATAATAAATGGAACTTAATTAATATATGACACAATTTGACATTCTTTTATGGCTGGTCTCGGGGTTGATAGCCATCTTATCTTTTATCGGAGCATTAGGGGTTAATGCTTTGATGAAAATGAGCAAAGACCTAAACGAAATTAAAACTATGGTAATGGTTCAGGATGTTAAGCATGATAGTTTAGTCCGCAGAGTTGAACAATTAGAAGATAAATAATGATAAGCAAGCACATTAGTTTTGATGAAGCGACTGTAAGTAATACAGCTACTAGATTTGGAATAGAAAATAATCCAAGTGATATTCAGTTAGCTTGTATGAAATTAGTTGCTGAGAAGTGTTTTGAGCCATTAAGAACCTGGTATAATAAACCAATTAAGGTTAATTCTTTTTTTAGATGTGAATCACTTAATGCAAAAGTAGGCGGTTCGAAAACAAGTCAGCATGTAAAAGGTGAAGCCATTGATATAAGTGGAGGTAATAAAGAAGAAAATAAAAAGTTATTTGATTGGTGCAAAGAGAATTTAGAATTTGACCAGTTAATTAATGAATACGATTATACTTGGGTACATATTTCTTATACAGTTAAAAACAGAAAACAAATTTTAGCAATTAAATAAAATGGACCAGGTTACTATTGTTGGCATAGTAGTCGCCTTAATAGGTGTACTCAAAGGTAAAGATGTTTGGGATTACTTTAAAAGTAGAAACGAATTAAAAGCTTCAGGTAATAACAAAGTAATTACAATTTACGAGGAACAAATCAACGAACTCAAAAAAAGAATAGAATTATTGGAGCAACGGATTGAGATGTTAATCGAAAAATTACAAAGCAAAATAACTAAAAGTCGAGGAAAAAAAGAATGAAAAATTTTATAAAACAAATCTTAGCAGATGAAACAGGATCGGTATCGAGTAAACGAGTATGTGGTCTTATATGTACTATTATGTTATGCAGCACTCTTTTTGCTAATCAGTTTACACCCGAACATATAAAGCCATCAGACACCTTAGTTGAATGTGTAACTGCATTAGCTTTTGGTTGTTTAGGATTAACTACTATTGATAAATTCAGTACAAGAAAATAATATACCTGATAACCTTATCATGTCCAATAAATCGATTATTTTATGCTTGATAACATTATGTGTCCATTTATTAATATTAAAGTTTCTTTATTCTCCTTACAATGAATTAGGAATAATACAAGGTTATAGAATAGAAATTGATAGTTTGAATAAAGTTAATGATAGCTTATATTCCGATATTAAAAAGAACAAAGTTATTATAGATAAATACACTCAGGAGCTAAACGTATTGGAGAATAAAAAACAAACAGTAATAATAAAATATAAAACTAAAGTAAATGAAATTGATACGCTTAATAATAATAACCTTGTTGCTGAATTTGACAGCATATTCTCAAAGTTTAATTATAAATAACAAAGATACTTTAATTTGTTTTAGTTCCGATAAAGCTAAGTTTTTAGCAAAGCAATACCATAAAGCTGAATCATATTATTTATCAGATTCATTATGCCAGCAACAACTAATTTTCAAAGGTAACCAGGTTAATTTATATAAAAAGAATGAAGATAAGTTACAAACTATTATCGGAAATCAAGTAACTATAATTAAATTTAAAGACGAAGAAAACAAATCATTAACTATTCAAATGAAAGGTTTAAACCTGGAGGTAAAAAAACAAAAGCGTTTAAAAGGAATCAGTATTATTTTCGGAGTATCTTGTTTAGTGTTTGCTTTAGTTAAGTAAACGTTCTTTTAACATTCCTTCAATAAGAATAAGATAATTAATTGCATCACCGATTTTCTCCTCAATATATTTATCGGTATAATTTACAGCTCCATTATCAACTGAATCCAAAGTATCTTTAATAGATTGAAAGTGTTTAACAGCAAACTCCCAAGCTATTTTTTCGGGGCATGTATGAAAGCTAATACCTACTGACTGCTTAAAATTATGGAACTTATCGGAATCGGTTGAATATTCTTTGCCTTTCGATAGCATAATTAACTTAATCAAATCAATTCTTTTTTCAATAACTTTGTTAAAATCTGCTGTATTCATTATTATTTTATTTATGTATTTTACGATGACATTGGCCACATAAAGTAACTCCATTATTTACATCATATCTTAATTCTGCAAAATCTTTATATGATTTTATATGATGAGCATGTAAGTCATAAACACTTTTACATTCAGTACATTTTTCATCTCTTAATTTTACTAAAGATGCCCAAGCTTGATGCAAAAACCCTGTTTTTCTTTTACTTGTTTTAGGAGTTATTGATTTTTTTTGTATTTGTTTTAATACTACCATTTTAGTATCATCAAATCTTTGCATACCAATTGGAACCATATACATATCATCATCAGTTATTGGTGTTATATATCTTAATATTTCTTTTACCATATAATCTAATACACAAGATGCTTTTTTTATGTTTATTTCTTCAAAAGGAAATTTAAAAATATCATCTGGTTCTAAAATTATATAACCAAAATCCTCATAATAAGAATCTCCATCTTCATTTAATAAATATTTAATTCCATTTTGTTCTGCTATCTGATCAATATAATCACAATTATCTTTATTTAATAAATGAGCATATTTTGTAGGCGTTGCAAAACCTGTTAATTCATCATCTCCTGTTATTGTAATTAACCAATCTTTAAATTCATATATTTCTATTTGTTCTTTATATTCAATCCCATTTCTAAAGTATTTTTCTTCTAATTCTTGCATAATATTATTTTTAATATTTTATTTAAAACCTTTGTTTTCTATTAAATAATCATACAGCTCTTTTGTGTCTTTATATTCTTCGTTTAGATCAGGAGTGCCATAAATACCATTCATCTCGTATAGATAATAAAATAAATGATAATCGCCATTTTCGGTTAATAGTTCTTCCCAAAGCAATTCAGTAACTCTAGTAATTTCATCAAAGAACTCTACTATATCAATTTTTAAAGCATAAAGTTCATCTACTCTATTATTGTGAGCTACTTGCAAATCAATAATTTGTTTAAATTTTTCGTAATTCATATTTTTATTTGTTGGTTAGTTTCTACATTAAGGTTGTTTTTGTGGATAATAGTAAACTATTTATTATTTCCAAACACAATAATCATACTATCATGCATTGGGGATTTATTATCTACTAGTTCTCCTTTTGTATTTATTCCGATAAATTTTATTCTACCTTTTATAAATCTAATTTCATTTGCATTAGGTTTTATTATATCATGAAATAATTTTGTAGAAGTTGATACAGGCAATAACATTACACATAACTTTCCTTTGTTGCTTTCCTCAATAGCTTTTATTACAAATGCTTCTTTTAATTTTCTATTGTACGGGGGGTTTATATAATTTTTTTGTCCCCATTCTATTAATAATCCATTTTTTTCAGGAGTTATTTCATTTTCATTTAAAGGGCATGGATCAAAATCAAAATTAAATTCATCATTAAGTTTATTATAAAATTCTTTTGGAGTAGACCAATTATCACTATGATTTAGATTTCTATTTTTCATTTATTATTTAATTTAAATTACTTACTTCCATCTTGTAATTGCATATCATTGTTATTATCTATTTTCCGATATCCTTCCGACCATAAAGTTTTAGTTAATATTACGCTTAGCTTCACGATGTCATCCTCTTCCAGTTCGGGTAAAAGTATATGTAAACTTTCGTGAGTTAATATCTCCAGGTGCTTTTTACCTTTCAATCTAATATCAAGTTCGATAAGATTAAGTCCGCAATGAGCCAGTCCCCAAATATTCTCTCTGCCTAATTTTAAATATTTAACTTTAATTTTCTTATTCATATTATAAATTTAAAGATATGTTCTATTATTGGTAAAGTCCATCCATCGCCAAGTAAACTACCAGCTTTAGATTTAGATAATATTGAAGTATATCCATCAGGAAAACCTTGTAATCGTTCCATTTCAATTTGATTAAGTGTTCTTACTAAATCATTATCTTGTATTAAATTAGGTGTTTGTTTTCCTTTTTTAATTCTACTTTTTAAATATAAATCTTCTCTTATAGGGTCTTTTATAAATTGTTTATAATCTGATTCAAGAATTGCATTTGCTTTATCTCTGTTTATATAAATTAATGATACACCATATTTTTCTCTACTTTTCATTCCGAATTGGTCTTTTCCTACTCTACTTATACTTTCTAATAATGCCATAGCTTTTTCCCTATCAACATCTCCATCAGTAATAATATCTTTAAACATTATACCTCTATCTTTAGGTTCCGGAATATCAGTAACTAAATCAAACATTGTTTCTTTAGTTTTTATATTACTCCAATAATATCTATCACGAAGTTGAGCAGTTACTAAACTACTATTTATTCTAACAGGATAAACACCTAATGCTCTACTCATAATTCCAACATCTAACTTTGAGGCACTTCCTACATTTTCTTGTAAAAATAAAACTTTAGGATTAAGTGATTTTATATGATTAAGAATATCCACAAAAGTAAAAAACAAACTACTTTTACTACCATGTATTCCTGCACGTTTACCAGCTGCAGATAAATCTTGACAAGGACTACCGCTTAAAATTAAATCAATACTTTGCCAATCAATATCCCAATCCCTCCATTTAGTAACATCTCCCACTTGTATAGTATCAGGAAAATGATGCTGTGTTAATTCTATTGCATAAGATTTAATCTCACTTGAATAATATTTATCAACTTTGATACCTACATTCTCTAAAGCTTGTCGGCCTGTATTCATTCCATTAAATAAACTAACTACATTCATATCAATAAAAGTTTGTACAGTTGCCGTTAAAGTTAACAATTATATCGCTTAATGCTCCATTCCGATGTTTAGCAACAATCAATTCTGCCTTACCAATAGTTGAGTTCCCAGCTCCATCATCCATAATACCATAATACTCAGGTCGATAAATAAACATTACCATATCCGCATCCTGTTCTATTGCTCCTGAATCTCTCAAATGTGATAGCATTGGTCTTTTATCATTTAGCTTCTCAACTTCCCTACTTAACTGGCTTAATAATATAATCGGGATGTTTAATTCTTTTGCTAATCCTTTTAATGCTCCCGATATTTCAGCAACTTGATCGTTAGTACTTTTGTTTGTATTACCTTTGTCAATAAGTCCAATGTAGTCAATAACTATCATGCTAATATCTTTATCACGTTTTAATTTACGTGCCTTTACTTTTATAAAATTAATACTGATTCCGCTTTTATCTTCAATAAATAATTGTGAGTTTGATAACTTAAAGGTCTCGTTTTTATAAAGTTCCTTCTCATAAGGATTCATTTTTTCTTTTAAAAACTTGTAAAGTGGAATGCTGGTAATCTGTGAACACATCCTCGCATATAGTTGAAGCTTAGACATTTCTAAACTAAACACTAAAACCGATTTATTTTGATTTAAAACTGAATTAACAAAGTTAAGCATCAATGAAGTTTTGCCCATTCCAGGTCTTGCTGCCAATATAATTAAATCGCTATTCTGCCAACCTGAAGTAAGTTTATTAAGTTCGATAAAGCCAGTATCACAACCGATCAACTCCCCATCTGTTAACTTATCAATTTTATCTAAGTGTTGGTCCATTTCAATAGCACAATCTAAGGCAGTAAAAGTTTTGCTAATAGAAATCTTATTAAATATCTCGTTTGTGTTCTTTTCGTTATCAGCTAAAAGTTCAAAAACATCACTTGTTGATTCTTGGGTTTTTTCTAGGAGTTCATTTAGCTTATACATCATTTTTCTTTTAATGTAAAATTCACTAAGAATAAGTATTTTCTCATCGAACCTGTTTAGGATAGCATCATTAGTAAGCAAGGATAGGTCATAAAAGCTAATAGGATTGATTTTAAGCGTACTTTCTAACTCGTTTGATACATTTATAAGGTCAATATTTTTGGATGCGTTATTTAAGCTTAAAATAGCTTTAGCAATTAATTGGTTTTTTTCATCGTAAAACAGTTCTTCGTGAAATAGTTCTTGAATGTATTTGAATTCACTTGAATTAATTAATAATCCTCCGAGGAATTGACCTTCTAATTTTGTGTTTGCTGGAATCATTTAAAGCTTGTTTTTAATTTTAGGTTAGATGAATTGTTTTTATTGGCCCAGTTCTTAAAGTGGTTGCAAAATTCGTTAAAGTTAAGATAATCAATTTTAGAAGTTTTTTTAAAGTCTGCAATTTTTAAAGTTAATTTATCTTTTGGAATATTTAAAGATTTACTGATATTTTCAAAATTTGTTGAATTAC